AGAGCCTGTATTACCTACGATATCTACATCTGCGCCTGTGGCTGCTGATGTTTCTCCAATGTCTAGGTCTATATCGTTTGAGTTACCAGTAAAGTTAACTACTGCATTAACACTTCCACATGATGAGTTACTATTACCACTATCACAATTTAAATCAACATCATTTGAGTTACCTTGTAAGTTGATAACACCTGTGTATGTTGCACCATTAATTTGATACTTAATAACATTCGAGTCACCGACTTGGTCTATATTTAAACTCGTTGTTGCACCTGTTGAAGCAGAAGCAGTTGTACTGTTACCTATGGTGTTGTTTTCACCGTCTTGTAAAACATCTAAAGTCAAACTTGCACCAGATTGAGTAACATAAATGTCATTCGCAAATAATGGAGTAGTAACCATAAACATAACAAACATAATATAGCTTATTATTTTTTTCATAGTTTCTTATCCTCCTTAGTACCTAACCTCTGATTTTATCAAGGTCATGCACTTTTGGTATTTCTATTTCCTTTTCTTTGTATTTCCAAAATCCTTGTTTCTCACCTGATTGTATCAGTTCCAATACTGCAAACTCGATAGCAGTCCTTATTGCATAATTGACAGGTTCGTTTACAGCAACACCTGTTTCCAATTCTAACGCCTTTGTACCCATGTCTAAAAACCTGAATACATCACCACCTGAGCTGTGACTTGCAATGGTCTTAGTCACATTTGTGGTTAATAAAATTTCACCAGTTTGTACTGATACAATTCTCATTGATACAGTTACCTGGTCAACTCTATATTGTTCACTTAAACCTATACCAAAATACCTTGCACCTTGCCCACCTGATTGAGTATTACTATCATAACCTACAATACCACCTTCAATAATCAAGCCTGCAAACAACATAGGTTTTAAAACTTTTTGTATGTCATTTTCTTCATCATATAAATCTCTTGTACTTCTAATCAATTGTCTTTCTTTGACAAGATTATCTAAACCGTTTCTTTCTACTACTTGAAACCAAGAGCCATTTGAAACAGCTTTCAATGCACTAATAACAAATGTATCACTACCTTGTGTTACGGCAGTAGATAGTTGAGAAAACTTTGTACTAGGTTTTCTTTGACCTGTTAAGTCGGTAAATCTATATACAGCAATTGTTATCTTTGGCTGACCATCTAATTCTGGTATTGCCTTTAATAATTCATGTGTTGGTGTGCCCTCAACATAAGGCATACTACCTTTAAATGTTTTAGTGTTCGTACCATTCGTAGCACAACCTGTCAGGACTAAACCGACTATTAGTATTTGCAAAAACTTTAGCACTAATCTCTCCTTGCGTCTTCTTTACCATCTGCCCTGCTAATTCGTTCCTCGTCCTGTCGTAAATTCAATGCGTCTGATATTTGAATATCTAACTTAATCATATCATTGTTCATACTCTTTACTCTATTCTCTAAACTCATTATAATGCCGTGCATACCTTTGACCTGGCCTACGACAGATTCTAAAATGTATTTAATAATTAAGAAGATGAAAAAACCCATAACAATACTAGCTGCTACGGGTAAACCAAACTTCACTAAAATGTCAAAAAATAATTCCATTATATTAAAATACGAAATCTCCTATTGGCACACTCATAGATGTAACTGTACCGTTTTCATCTGTAATTGTTAATGTAATAATTTCAGTAGTGGTATCTTTGACCCAATATATGGTCGCACCCTCTATCTCTGAGGTACCACTTGTTGGACAGGTTGTTGTACTTGAATCACAACTTGTACCAAACATATTGTCAACCAGTTGTTTAGAAAGGTTGGCATAAATTCTACTTTCCACATTAGCAATAAACTTGTTAATTGTGGTGTTTTTCTCTGCTCTTTCGGCAGCTGCTTTTTCTGATTTAGCGTCTGCTTCGTTGTCTTTTTTTCTTTGTGACTGTAATTGGTCTACGGACAACACATGATTCGAGTACCCATTACCACTAAAGGCAGGATTCTTAAACTCGTGGACCAAGTCGGATGCTAATATTGATGTAGTCAGGAGGGTTAATGTAAAGGTCACTACTAGCACCATTATGTTTAATGATGTTTTCATACTACTATTTATAAGAAAGTGTCATTGGATTGACACTAATTAATTGACTATCGGGTATGTCGGGAAATTGACTATGTTATTTTTTTGACTTTGTTCTCTTTTGGTTCTCTCTCATTGTCAGAATAGTATTCAATTTTGTTCTTAAACGAATTAAGTCGTTGTCTAACATACGAATTCTGTCTATGAGACCAATTAACACACCATTCATTTCACTTAACTTTACTTTAATTTGTGTGGTGATATAAATGTAAATGAAATATACGAACCAACCTAAACCTATAGCGGCCAATGTTGCGAAACCATATCTATTTAATATATCTACTATGTCCATTATTCACTTTTTTCACTTTCATAATACTCTTTATACTGGTCTAGTGTTGCACCTTGTTGAATAATAAATGCTCTTATGTGTGCGAAGTTCTTTGCTAATATTTCATAATCATCATCTGATAATCCAAACAACACAGGGTCCTTACCATCTTCTTTGAGTTTAGCAAATACTTCATCTGCGTTCTCTGAGGTGATGATAATAAAGTTGAGTTTCTCCATTTTTGGTGCCTCTGGGGCATCCAAGTTTAATGGTGTTCTCTCTACTTCCTTTGTAAATACTTCTAACTGTTTAACGCTAGAGCAACTAGTAAGGAATGTAATTAGGATTAGCGATGCTAGGACACTCGCTATTGATTTGTGATTTCTTTGTAGCATTTATTTCTTTTTCTGTAAGTTCAGCCCCCATGGCAATTTCAACGCACCTTTGAGCATTGTCACTCGCTCTATTTATTATTTTTTCTATTGTTTTAGTTCTTGCAATTGCAAGGTCACCAATATCTCTTTTTTTGCCAGAGGCGTTGGTCTTATTAAATTTAGTGTCCAACGCCTTCAGCTCTGTTTCTAGTGTAAGCTTCAAGGCATTCAATTCTTTGTTTGCCTTTAGTATATTTTCAAAATCGTTTTTTTGTTGGTCAATCACAGCCTGTTGGCTTGAAACGGCTTGTTCTAGTTTTACTGCGTTCTCTTTTAGTATTGCGTTGTCAGCTTTTAGTTTGTACACATAAGCGACACCACCTGCTAAACCAGTCAGCATTAAACCTATCATTACCATTCTGATTGAACCAAACATTATTAGTCTTTCTTAATTACTGATATAATGCCCCAAATTACAGCCGCCCAAGCAGCTATATTAACAAAGGGACCACCTAAAATAATCAACATACCTAATGCAATTAAACTTGCACCAGACCATGATGACATTTCTTTTATTCTTCCTGTTAACCAGTTCATAAGTTTTACTCCTATTTTTGATGTTTAATCTTAGCATTGACTTTACGGTGTTTATTCCACGCCATAAAACCACCTAGTCTTAGTGACCAGTATGCCAGATAGTTCATAAGAAAGAAACCATTTATTTCTATATTGATATCTCTAAAGATTTCGTCTGCTTTCTTTTGAGTTATCACACCCATGGTATCTTTTTTATTTTTATTTAATAGTGTTTGATACTTGTAAGCATAATCGTGTACAAGTCCACCTATTAAAAGCACTCCAACTGGCGATAAAAATGTATGTAGAAACTTCGGAATTGAAGCTCCATCAAATTTAAAACCTGCCGGAATAACGAATTTTTCTCCGTTAATTTCATAATCGAAATCATTTGCAATTTCCCAATGTCTAGTACCTAGTAACCACATCTTAATCATTGTAAAGAAACCTTTACCTTTTGTCTTGATTGGTATAGGTCTCATTGTAGGAAATTGTGAATACTTAAAGTTCACTCTTGTACCAACCTTTTTGTCAAACAGATTGATAATAAACCCTATAATTATTAAAGCAATCAGTATTGACCATTGCCAGAATTTCATAGCTAAAGTTATTAGTAGTTCCATATTAGTCCTTACTTTTTTTATTTTGATTTATATATTGTTGATAGACTCTATGTGCTGAAGCTAAGTCTTTTTTCTTTTCAGGATCCTTTGCTCTTTCACTTGCCACTTTGGCTCTCTGTGACATAGCAATGGCAGCCTGCATTTTATGTGCATGTGTCTTACCTGAACCTTTGATTTTATTTATAGATTGAGTAGCCTTTGCCCTATCAGTAAACCCTAAACCATGTATAGTTCCTTTTGGATTTTCATCTGTATATAGGTCACTATGTTTATCTGAACCTGCTTTTTGACCTGGTTTTCTTGCAATTCTAGGATTTTTCTGTGCAACAATAGCTCTACTATCTCTACTACCTTTTCGTTTAGGTGGTGTGTCGCCTAAACTTGCGATAGGATGTACACTATCTATGCCACCGACTCTTATGCCTGTGACACCTGCATATTCTTTAAATGTCTTCATCAAATTGTCCAGAGTGTGGTGTATTATTTTGTAATTGCTTTACAAATTTATCGTGAAAGGTTTGTTTCTTTTCTACAATCTTAACCTCTTCTTTTTTAATACCACTCTTTTCGTCAATCTTATCTTCCAGTTTATTTAATGTTTCGTTGATACCTCTTAACACAACATTATTATTGTCTGTGTTTTCTTTCACATTGTTACCAAACTTTTTCATAATAAGTTCTCTTATTTTAGTTTCAGCGTCAGCTGTTGTACCAACATCATTTTTTTTCTTCACTCTTCTACCATTAGGATTCATGTCAACACCACCATGTGCTACTGCGTTAGTAGGTGCGTCTTCATCCATCTTATTGATTATTTCATCAATCATTTCTTTATAATGCTTTGGCATAATAGTCCTCCGATACAAGTTCGCCGTTCTTTTCATAAACACTTATGCCGAAACATGTCATGTATGGTTCATCAGCGATATCTGGTATTTCTCTTACTTCGTTTAATAACATATTATATAAATTTTCTTCTTTCAAATATGTTATGACAGCAGACTCTATCAAGTCTTTATGCTGTGCCATTGATTTGTCTTCTTTGATAAGTAAAGCTAGTGAAACGGCAAATGAACCTAATCTACTACCCAATCCTACTTTCTGTAGTATTCGTTTTAAATTGAATACAAATCTGTGTAACATTGTGTAGTGCTTTCGGTCACTACCCCTTACATCTTTCATCTTAATTAAGTTCTTACCTTTTTCGTCAATAATACCTAAATCAAAAGCTTTAAACTTATTGAATGGTGTTACCAACATCTTTACGACACGGTAAGTAATTATTAAATCAATTGCTCTACTCATAGTTCTTTTAACATTTCCTCTATGTTCTTATCTGTTTCTATATCGTTTAGTTCGTGTGGATATAGGTACTCCAGATAATTCAAACATGTTTTTAGTATTGACCAATATTTATTATCTACTTTATATAGTAATAAAGTTATAGCCACCTCTGCACCAAAAACATTCTGCAATACGACAAGGTGATTTAAGACAAGTCTTATCTTAATTTCCTTTGTGACTTCGTATTTACGAAACAACCTTTTTAGATATTTAAATCGCTTAATATCATCATAAAACTCCTCTTCTTTTTCAAGAGTAGGGTTGTCATAGTTTTGTTGTGCAAACAACAACCAATTATCTTTGGTTATTTCTTTGAACATAAAAAGTCTATACTAACTTAGCAAAGACTTTTGACGAACCGTTTTCTAGTTTCTCAAACTTGACTTCAAGTTTAAGACCACCTTCTTTTTTATGTGATATACCATCATCATTAATATCAGAACCGTCAAGGTCTTTTCCAAATCTTCCACCAAATTGGCTTATTTCACCAACAACTTTACCAGTTGCACCTTCCATTGCTGGAAGTTTTACATCTAGGCCTAGTGTTTTTAGTTTGTTTGTTAACTGTTCAACTGCACCCATAGGATTAATATATTCCTGTGAAGCAATAGAGCCAACAAATGCGTTTACTCTTTCCAAAATTTTAGGGTCATGTATATTGTGAACACCAATGTTACTATCTTCTACAGAGTTTACCTCTGGTGTACCAACATTACCTTTACCATATTTGGATTGAGATTCTTTTATGTGTTGTTTTAAAGTTTTCATCTCTTCTCCTGTTAAATCTTCTTCAAAATCCTCTAAATTTTTTTCTTTAATGTGTTGTTTTAGAGTTTTCATTTTTTACCTTTTGTTTTTTTCTTTTCAGATTTCAGCAATTCATCTACTTCACTCTTAGACATTCCTCTGAAACCATCATCTCTGTCAGCAATTGCTTTATTAATTAGTCTATCAATTACTTGTATTGCTCCTGACATTGCACTTAAATTACTTTTCATTTGAATTGCATCAGATTCTAATTTCACAATATTAGATTTTAAAGTTTCAAAATCATTTTTCAAACCTTTTTTTTCAGTTTCTAATTCCAAAAGTGTTACATACTTATACTCTGCCATAATATTTCCTCAATTTTATGCTAATACAACAGTACCACCGGTACCGATAACATTCCAATTACTATTTTTAAACATTAATGTAACTGTTTCACCAGGTGCATTTAATGTTGCTGTTGTAAAACCTCTTAAATTAGAAGGTGTGATAGTAACTGCATTTGTACCACTCGTTGATACATTAATAATTGTTTTAATTTGTCCATTTGCACCATCAGCTAATGTACAAGGCGCACCGGCTGAAGTAGCGTTTACTTCGGTAACTGCGTTTGTAATATCAATTGCTGTTGATGTTGAACCATCACCTGTGATTGATTGTGAAGTCGAATTCAAACCTAACCATGTAGGTACATTGTTGAATACATCTTCAGCTGTGATTTTTTTATTGATTGGTGTTCCGCTCGGGTCGTCCACTACATGGAACAAATCGACTGCGGCTAAACCGTCACCAAGGTCGGTTAATTGTGTGACTTTTTTATCTGCCATTTTTATCTCCTGTTAACCTCTTTCGAGGGATGCTACTGTAGGTAAATTCCTACATCACTTTGTTTATATATTTATAAAGGGAGCCGAAGCTCCCTTTAATTAGTTATTATTAAGCGTCTTGCGAATTAGTTAACGCAATTAAACACTCATGTGATACTCTACCAGCTCTACCGCCAGAACCAGTTGTTTTTAGGTTCCAACCTGCATGTGCAACTTTGTTAGCAGCTGTTTCTGAATCTTTATAGTTAAAAAGACCCATTGTAACACCTGAAATAAAGTTATCAGCAGTTGTATCATTAAACAAATCTGTTCTATTTGCTGTTGAAGTTTCTTTTCTGATTGCAGCCGTAGCCCATAAAGGTGCTCCAGCAGCTTCATCTACATTAGTCCAACTTGACATATTATTCTCTCCCTTTTAGTTAAATAATCGGTACTCACTTTTTTTATGTGTACCACTATTTATAAAAGGATATTACTTGAAGCCTAGTTTTTTCAACTCGGCGATAGTTTGAGAAGCTGTTTTGAATGTGATACCAGTACCACCTCTGGCACTAAACTCTTTGGTATTCTTTTCGTAATCATCAATCAGAATAGAACCAGGACTTGCGTAGTTCTTTTTCTGACTTCTCATTACAAGATTGATTTTGTTACTAGGTATTCCAGTATTTTTCATAGCCCACTTTCTCTTGCCTGGAATGCAATTTGGGTCAAATGCATGTTCAACATATGCACTTAATATATGTGGGTTATATTTCTTGACAAAGGCAAATAACTTTTTACCCTCATTCAACCATGGTCCGTCAGACCAGAATTTTTTATTAGCAATGATAGGGTCCCAACGCTCTTTTCTACCAAGTTTAGTCCATTGATTGATTGTAAGACCTGTAGTCTTCTCAATGTTCTTCACAAAGTCGAATAGAACACCGTCCATATCGAGATATATTCTAGGTAAATTATTCATAGTGTATCCTTTTTTATTATGTCTATATTATAACACAAGGTTACACATAAGGCAAGCAAAAAAAGCAAATTATTTGTAATTTACTTCAGGTTTTGTGTCGATTTTTGTTGGTTTTTCGCCTGTCATAGTAGATGTTCTCGCTTTGTCTTTCTGCGACTCTTTGTCATCTTTCTTATTAGGCACCATTGTTTCTAAGCCTTCGTCTTTTGCACTATACTTAGAATCAATCTTATTAAAAAACGCTTTCTTTTCAGCAGGCGTCATTGAACCAATACCTTTACCAGTTTTCTCTAGTTCTTTTTTGAACATTGCTTGGTAACCAGAATCTTCTCTGTAACTTCCTTGTTTGGCTACAACTTCTTCAATGCTGCCAGGCTTGTGTTTTAAATAGTTTGACATTTTATTTTCCTTTTACTTTGGCAGCTAAATCTTTATCTGCACCACCCCATGTTCCAGAGGATTTTGTTATAAATGAGTTTACTCTTGCAAAAGCCCATTGTTGCTGTGAAGCACCTGGTCGGTGTCCACCTCTCCAAGCAGCCATGCCTCTATCATATACTTTCTTTAAAATACCATATGGCATTCCAGATTTCTCAGCCTTATTTTTAAGACCCTCAATCTGTTCAAAAACTTGTCTTGCTGGGTGGTCTTCGTTCTTCATCTTTGATAATTTATCTCCGATTTCGTGACCTTTTTTGATTGTCTTTTTGTCTAAAGGTGGTTCATCATTGTATTTCTTTTTAGCCGTTGCCATACCAATTGCGTATGCTTTGTCTTTGGCCATTTCACTCACTTCTTCCTTTTCTTTTTCTTTTGCCATCTTATCTTTAAGATGTTTGTATGCAATACCAACTTGTAATAGTGGTTCACCTGTTTCTGGATTTACCATCTTTTCAGTTTCTTTTTTAGTTACTTTGGCCTTTTCTGTTTCTGCTTTTACTTTTAATGCTTGAATTTCAGCGTCTTTCTTTTCAAGTTCAGACTTTAATTTATCTGTATCATCTGTCTTTTCTTTTTTGACATCTGGTTTTTCTTCAGGTTTCTCTTCTTCTTTGGCTTCTTGTACAGATTCAGGTACACAATTTGGTACCATCTTGTCACCTTTTTTCTTCATGCCTACTTTTTTATAACCTACCCAACATGCTTCATATACTGGATTGTAAAAGTCTTCGTCAGCGCTTTCATCAATACTATAACTCTCTGCTCTAATATCAGCCTTGTAAAAGTTTTTAAGGTCAGTTGCATACTTGTTAAGGTCATCACCTTTACCATCTACTTTCATTACCATACCTTTTGCATTAATAGTAAAACCATGTTTTGCTAAATCAGTAGAAGCTTTGGCCATATCAGCCATGCTTTTGAAAGTAACTGTCATCTTTTTAAATTCGTGTAGAGTTTCTTCTTTATGGTAACCTGTGTCGTTACAATGTTCACATCCTTCACCATTACATTTAGTACATACTTCTTCACCAAGAATACTCTTAACTGTTTTTACATCTAGTTTCATTAACTTAGCAATCTCAGCCGCTGACTTACCATCTTTTTGCATTTGGTCAATCTGTGACATTTTGCCTTCGTCTAAATTTTCATTAGTTCTTTTAAGAACATTTTGTACAGCAGGGTGTGAAGATAAACCTTTTGCAATTTTTTCAATTGCTGAAACAGCACCTGAATAATTGCCTTGTTTATATCTAGGGTCGTTTGCAATACCATATGCCATTTTAATTTGTTGGTCGGTAAAATTTGCTTCATCTAAAGACATTCTAAACTCTTCAGCTTTCAAACCATTACCTTGAGCTGCTAACTGCATGTCTAAAATTTTTCTCATGTTACCAGATAGTTTTAATTTAGGACCACTACTGTCAACTTTTAGACCATGTTGTTTTGCTAAAGAAATCATATTTGCTTTTTCTTTATCATCTCTAAAACCTGAGATGTGGCCTACGCCTTCAGCAAATAGTTCTTCTTCTAATTCTTCTTTTCTAATCTTATTTAATTGGTCTGCTTTGTAACCATGTTTGGTCATCAATCTTGTCATAGCCATTGTAGATACAAATGGTATGTTACCACCATATAATTTTTCTAAAGCATTTTTATTACTATCAAACTTTGTAAACAACTGACCTAATTTGTTTGCATTATCAATAGAGATTGTTTTACCTCTCATAGGTTCATATTGTTTTTTAAGTACAGCTACTTGTGCGTCACTAAAACTTTCGTCTAGTGTTTCAACTAACTTTGATAATTGATTAATGTTTGCATGTTTGATGGCCAACTGTGTTGGTATGTCCATCTTTTTAATCATATCTTTAACAGACGGCGTTACATCTCTAGCTGTCTTTCTCATCCACAATTGCTTGATGTTTGCAATTTGTGTATCGTTTAATTTTGATTTTAAATAATCGTTTTCTTGTACTTGTACCTGAGCGTAAGCTTCGGCCATTGTTTGTCTGTATTTACTCATTAGTTATCTACCTTTGCTCCTGCTCTCCATTGATAACATGACCAGTATCTTGCTTTCCATTTAGGACCAGGATTATCACATCTGTGCCTTGCTCTAAATGACTTTCTTCTAGCCGGATTATCTCTTTTGATACTTAAACCTGTTGTGTCGCCAAAAGAAACCTTTACGACATTCCCTTGGTCATTTTTTACATAGACATAAAACTTCTTTGAACCACCTCTAACGGGGTCGTTCAGTTTTACTGTCTTACCTTGGTATTCAGCTTCGTAAATACCTTCTTGCTCGTGTTCAAATATACACTCTTCACATGCTTCATCTATTTTGTCAAATTCTTTAAAAGTTTTCATTATAGTTTCTCTATCATTCTAGCCACCACTTCTTGTAGTTTCGCTTTCCATGATTCTTTGTATCTTTCCCTATATTTATTCATTGTGGACTCTGTACTTGCCCATTCTTTTACATCTTTTTCAGATGGTTTCTCTCTTTCAAGGAACCCTTTTACTTTTTTAATAGGGTTTACTTGACCTGGTGTCATGTCTACCGTATGTTTTGTGTACTCTGGTGTACCAATTTCAAAGACTTCACCGTACATTTGTTTATATTTCTTTGTATGAATACTTGTTTTAGTCTTAGCGTCTTTATCACCAGGCGCTGGTTTATTATCGTTCTTCGTAGTATCTTTATTTTTAAAGTAGTCTGCTCTCTTACTCTTCACATCTTTTGATAATTGTTTATAATACTTTTTAGGTTGAGTACCTTTTTTCTTCTTCACATCTCTATCTTGTGGTTGAGCGTCTAAATCTTCTTCTATTTCTGACACAGCCTCAAACCCATAATCAACATTTAAATTATGTTCTCTCATCTCGGCCTCTCTATTAGTTGTAGATACAGGAATACAATCCCATATCCATGCTTTATGCAAATTGTTTTTATTATCTTCAACTACAATATAATTAGTACCTTTTCTGACAACTGTACCTTGTAGGTCTTCTTTGATATAATCTACTGTATCGCCGATATTAAATATCTGTTCTCTGATATAGAGGTCTCTAATTTGTTGTTGTTCAAACTGTTCTAAACTAGCGATTGGTTTTAAATTTCTCATATGTAAATAGTTAGCAGCCAGGTTCATACCTTTTCTAACTTGTTTCATAATACCATCTGCGTCAACACCTCTTGGTAAACCTTTTTCAAAACTTCTTAGGTCACCTTTGGCAGCCGCAGCTCTCATTTTACTAGCACTCATACCTGAAGCACCCTCGGCATCGGGGTCCCTTTCGCCAGCAGAAACTACTTTAATATTATCAAAGTCATACATACCATGTCTTGATGATACACCATTATACTTCTTCAATATTGTTTCAAACTCTCTTACTCTATCTGAACCTGCAACCATGGTTACATCTGAGTAACCTTTCTTATACAACATTGTAGCAATGTCAAGTACCATATTGGTCTGGTTGATTTCAATGTTTCTTGCATGAGAAGGAAACATCTTTTTCATAATAGATAATTTATCTCTAGGAGATAATGGATTCTTTTTAGGGTCATTACTTCTACTTAAATAGATTTTGTAATCATTTGTAGGTAATGATTTAACTTTGTTAATAAGTTTTTCGTGACCGATTGTAGGTGGATTGAATCTACCAAAAGCAAATGCAACTGATTTACCTCTTGCTTCATGCATTTCTAAATCGTCAATCTCTTTATCAGATACTTTGCCATCATCTAAAATCTTTTTACACTTCTTGTAGAATTTTAAGTAATGGTATTTCTCTAACATTTTATAGATAACATTTTTAGGTAGTCTGTTTTTAATTCCGTATTTTCTTATCTCATCTGGTGACATATCTTTATCAAATGCAGCTCTTCTATCTGCGTCAACACCGTCACCAATTTTAATAATATCTCTGATACTATCTTCAATCTCTTCTAATTTTTCATTGATTAGTTCTTGTAGATTTAATATATCATCTGGTGATAGTTCTTCAAGTTCTCTGTAATCAATGATATCTCTTTTTAGTTCACCTTTTACTACATCAATCTCTTGTACTTTTCTTTCAAAGTCTTTTAGATACATTGATTTATCAAAGGTAAAATCTTCTGGTCTTTTTATAAACTTATTATCTTCAATGTCAAATACAGCGTCTGCCTTTTTTTCTTGGTCGTTGTATGTTGCCATGTCTGTAATGAAATAAAAATTAATAGGGTGTTGTGTACCAGGTATTAATTTACCTTGAACACTATCTGGAGAGGAAGCTGACAAATACTTTTTAGATAGTCTAACTCTTTCCTCTTCTCTTTTTTCTTTTGGCACATCAAACAATACATTTAAATCTAAGTCTGCGTCTGCTCTATATCTTTTTGTAAGAATAGAACCAATAAGACCAACCTTAACAACAGGATATTCTGTTTCAAACATCTCTATTTGTTTGTCAATTAATGCCTTAACACTTGGCTTAATTGTAGGGTTGTTAGTATCAGCACCATCAAACACAGCCTTGGCATATGTTTTTCTAGGTATGTCTATGATACTTTCTTTAAATGTTTTCATCTTCTTCTTAATCTTCTCTCTGTGGCCATCCATCTTTTTGCTGTGTATGACTTAATTTTATTAGACAATAATCTTCTTACTGCTTGAGAACATTTGTTCATAACAACTGTAGTAAGTTCTTTATCATCTTTACTGTTGTCAATGATAATCATGTTACTCATACCAAATGTATTTTGAAACTTACCAATATTAGATTGCACCTGTTCCCAGGACTTTCTAGTAATATATTCTGGTACACTTCTTTCTCTTTTAGCATTTCTTTCTAACGCAACATCTAATGTTGTGTTTACAAATATCATGTAACTATCATAACCTAAACTATCTAACAATGCTTTTTGTTCTTTAATCTTGTCGTAATCTCTACCTGTACCGTCAATAATTAAACCTAATCTACCTTTGATTGATAAGTCCATTTGAGTAGATGTTACAGCCTTTGCTCTATCTCTAATAATATCTCTAGCCTCTGCCTCATCTTCAGGCATTTTTAATGATAGACCATGTTTCTTTAATGACCTTTCAAATGCATTATCTGAGTTGATAGGTTTTAAACCAGTACCACCAAATGCTCTGTTTGTAACGAAAGATTTACCTGAACCTGGACCACCTGCAAGGAAAAATGCCTTGAAGATATTAGGGTCATATAATCCCTCTTGCAATTCTTGGTATCTTATGTCGTCAAATTTTTTCATTGTACTTTCTTAATTATTTCTTTTGCTATTGCCTCTGGTGTACTACCCTCGGCTTTAATATTTATTATTTCGTCTTTATAGTATTGCAATAAAGGTGCTGTTTCTCTATGGTATACTTTAATTCTATTCTTTATAATTTCTGGTTTATCATCTGCTCTGCCTCTTGAAGTTAGTCTTTTGATGACCTCTTCCTCAGATACCACAAGATTAATAACATGGTCATATTCGATTCCCTTATCTTCCATTGCTTTTGCTTGTTCAGTATTTCTAGGGAAACCGTCAAACACATAACCTTTCATGGCGTCTGGTTGTTTCATTCTTTCTTTTACTGCGTCTATAACTATAGGTGTAGGTGCAAATTCACCTTTTGCCAATAGTTCTCTTACTTTCTTACCGTCTGTTGTATTCTTTTTTGATAATGCTCTCATCATATCACCTGTGTATATGTGAGCAATACCTAATTCTTTCTTTATCAATTCTGAATATGTGGATTTACCAGAACCTGGTCCACCAATCATAATGATTTTAGGTCCGTTGATTGCTTCAAAGAAGTATTGTTTAAATGACTTCATTAATTCCAGCCTTTAGGCATAGTAAAGTTTTGCCTACTAAATTCTAATCTATCTACAAGTTTAATTGCTCCTGCAACTTTATCAACTGCAACATAACCCTCTGGT